CGCCACGATCATTTTCCAATGATCTCACCAGGGTTGGTGACCCTCTTTACTTTCTGCCAGAAAACAGTATGCTGTCCGAGGATTGGATCAAAGGCCTGAGCCTAACCAAAACCCGAGACAACTGCTTAGTTTTCCACTAAACCATTCCTCTTATCCCCAAAGATCAGAATGATTTAGTGTCAGTAAGGTACTAATATCCCACTCAAGGGCAGCAATAGCCCCACGTGTCCTATGTATCCTCTCTAACTCCAAGAGAGCAATGCATAAGAGACACACGAATGAGAGCGGAATGGCACAGAAATGTTAGCCGTACCACTACGGAGAATTCTTACTAATTAAGAAGTAAAGAAAATATACGGGAAAGGAAGTGAACTTCCTCGTTCCATTTAACGGGACCGTCAATAACGGTTAGCCGTGTTCCGGATTCAGAATGGTTTTAAACTTCGGAATCCCCAGTGCATTCAAGCCACTGGAGATAACTAGGTATGAAGACCATCCCTCCTCTGTAGAGTTGATTCTGTGCAAGCACAATCCCAACTCTACGACGGACCGAACGAGTCAGGACACCCTGACTTCCTTCCCCACCACACTTTAAGGCGTGCGGCGACTTGACCTGTAAAACGCGCCAATTCTCTATCCCATTGTCCTCCGAAGAGTAGACACCAACATTGACGATCCCCTAAGGGGATTCCAATCAATGCTGGGTATGGGAAATAGAGAAAAACAACGGTTGGACTCAGTGGGTACCAAAAGGTACCATTGTTCCATCAATTCCTTTAAGACGAAGGAAGATATCGGGGGAAGAAGTAGGTTTTTCAAATGAGAATTGTTCCCAAAGCGGACCAGGGAAACAATCATCATTAGAATACCAAACATGGGGACCATAGAGATCCTGTTCTGAAACAGGACCAATAATACCCCGCACAATTGCGGGGTCAGATCCATCCATGATATCCAAATCCTTCCGAGACTTCAAAAAGTCTTTCAGAATAGATAGAACAGAACGACGAATATCAGAAACCTTATTCTTGTCAACAATGTGGAATGTATAGCGGAATTGAGTTAATGGACGAAGGCGCCGAAGCTCCCTCTCCCCTTTAACCGAATCCCAAATACCACACTTCTGCGATTCAGAAAAATCCGTCCGAAACTCCATTTCGCGGTAATCGGGGTCAATGTCATCCTCAAGGGATTTCATTTGACCATCGAAATAAGCCGCGACACATAGAGATGTGTACAACCTCGACTCAACAGTCGGTAGGTTCACACATTCGGATAGAAATTCTGGAATGCAGATGACAGACCAATCCGTCCCAGGAATGGGACGAGTAGGTCGAATTAGTTTCCGATAGGCGAGAGCAGAATAAACCTGCAACGCCCGTCTAACACTGAAATGTCCTTTCTCATGGAAGAGCCTAGCCAGCCCTCCAAAAGCTCTTGGCACAAATGGCGATCGAACAACCTCACTCAGTTTCGATCGATTCAACTCGATATAAATGCTTCGAGATAATTCCGAAGGGTAGTACCTCTGAAGATCATACAGTGTTTCAGACAGGGGAAGATCGCCCCTCTTAAAGAGAGCGAACTTCCCAGTTACGAGAAGATCATTCTCTTGAACAGAGAAGATCTGGGAGTTCACCATTACCACAAGCTTGTGGACAATGAACTTACCAATGGAAGGGACAAGTCCTAACTCAGGACCATGTTCCCTCCATTTCCGTATCTGTATGAGATTTCCCCTCGCTGCGACATCATCACCATTAATGGTGAAGCTGCCTCTAGGGAAACCACAATATGTCATCAGAGAGTAATTCGCCAGACAGAGAAGGGGGAAAGATAAAATCCCCCCCATCAACTGTCCCCGGAATTGTTCTGATGGAGCCAAACCGAGATGATCCGGATAATGGAGAATGGAACCCGAAAGCTCCCAATCAGCCCACCTTACAGTGGGCTCATGGGAGAGACAACTTCGGATACCACTCCAAAGGAGTTGAGTAACTTGTAGCTTGAGACTATCTGTCGCACCAGCATAATCTCCAGACAACAAGAACTCCTCCTCATCCAGACCATCCATATCGGGATGGTAACCACGTAAGAGATACCTAAGGGTATCTCTCACGGCATCGAATGAATCAGCCTTACGGCTGCCATGTGCTACATTCCTTTTCCCCATGTCATCGTCTTCTGGGGAGGAACTGCGAGTTAAAGAAAACTCGGGGTAAGTTCCCAGTGCTTCAAACATTGCCATCTGCAAAGGTTTGAGTACACGGGAGTAGGACTCACCGACAGTGACAATTCTTGCCTTAAGAGGATCTTCAACAGAAGATATCCTCACATGAGGCCTCTCAGAAGGAGGCTCGGCTGGAAATGTCAATTGTCTTTGTATTGATATCTGGGAAGATTCCTCATTCATACGCCAAATATGAGGGATCCCAGAAGAGGCAACACCAGCCTCAAAGTCAATAACAGTTTGAGTCCAAATACCCAAATTGGAAAGGTAGATCTCCTTGCGGGAGATCAATTCCGAATCAATCCTGCTGTAGATTTCCGAAAGGTCGATATCTCGACTAGAAATCTTAGGTCTGAATTGATGGTCAGGGAAATAATTTCCCGAAACACCTTTTCCAAAATAGTTCCTCTCGAGGTGTGAGAAATAATGTTCATCGTGAACAATCTCCAGAAACTCAGTCCTTCGTGAGAAGTGACGAGGAGCGGAAAATTCCGCTTCGACTGGAAGAACATGTTTACCACGAACAAGTGGTCTCACACTTATCTCGAGACGACGACTGAGTCGGATGGGGATGTGTATCCTCCGCCAAACTGAAAGTGTATCTTGCACCCAAGGTTCCGATAAGGAACCAAGAGGTCCCCCGAAGGGGATATTGGATGTAAGAATGATGATAGGACTATCGAACAGTAATCCCTTATCCTCCAAGCTCGCCATAGGCGGGTAAAAAGGATTTTGGGAGACAACTAGATCGAATTCCACAACGTCACTAGGTGACATCATGGACTGTCCAAAATCATCATAAATCACAATCGGTTGGTGGGAATAACCATCCCAATGCTTCAGATGAGAGGATCTGCTGTAAACTAGTTGTTCATACGGAACATTCTCAACCCCTAATAGGGATTGGAAATGTCGTACCAAGTCATAAGTCATCAATGACTTTCCCGAACCGGGAGGGCCAAAGAGACCAATGACAAAGGGCTCTGAACGGGGAAAACGGCTTTTATCAAAGCCAAATACACCCTTATCTCGAAGAGACTTAGAACAACCTGCAGGAGATCCTCGAATCGTCCGAGGAGAGTCAAAAACGGCATTATGGGTGGGACACTTGGTGTGGTATGGGTCGTAAAAACGAGCCACAACCAGACCAAATTCCTTTCCCATTCTGAACAAATGTTCAGACATTTCTTCACCGACAGGAGGTCGGGTTTCCGGTTCACAGATCGAATCATAATGGGAACGAATGGATTTATCCACACAGGATTTTCCTAACGTTGCGCAAACTGATTTTGACTGTAAGCAGGAATGAGAAAACCGAACCAGGCGCAGCCATCGCTGCTGCGGAGGAAGGGTATTCAAAGAAGAAAGAATGCTATTTAAAGTACCAGGTTGAAAGAGCAAGAAATTCTCTTGAAAACCAACCATGAGATTTTCATCCCAGAGTTGGTGACAAGTTTTCAAACTCGCTACAAACCAGGTACGGCTCTCATCAGATTCATGAAGCAAAGAGGTAGGGTGAGATTGTAAATGATTCATCAGAAAATCATAATACAAATCAGACCCGCCTCCATCCACGGACTGGGGATTCGATCCCCGCTCAATGTATCTCTCAAATCTCTCAGCTAGAGATCTTGATCGAGATACTGAGTGGGGATCGTTAAGGAATGGTATAGAGCAAGGAAATTCCACCCTCTGATCATCTCCTCCATCTTCGGAGCAGTTGAAATAAACAGAGGAAGTGAAGAAGTTCACCAGAGTATTTTTCACGGCAGAAACAATACGAACTTCATCACCTTGGAATCTTCCTGAGAAAATACCGTTGTAGTAATTGAGGTAAGATAAAATGGGGTATTTTATACAAGTAGTTGTACCCCGGGTCTTATGGTGACAAATCAATAACTCTCTATGGACGAGTGGTAGTTGCGAAGTGCTTGTAGCCAAATAAATGGCACGAGCAAGACCATAAGAATGGTCGAAAGATACTTCGTCGAGTATGCCAATTGCATACCTAACACTTCCCGAAGAGAGATTGATGGGCATTCCGATACCAAGCTCGGCGAGCTTCGGTCGGAAACGTGACCACCATGACCCTGCTATACCTCTTTTACTAGGCGCGTTTTTACTTGCCACACGTTGGCTAATTCGAGAAGATAAATCTTCAAGAAATTCGGTCAACGAGGGCAAAACCACACTTGAGATGTAACTGCTAACAGTAATCTTCCTTTTCAACGAGGAATCCTTAACTGTTTGCCGGTGTATAAACACCACAAATTTACGTCTCTGTGGATCCAGGGGAGGCCGGAGTTCAATGAACTCTGGCCTCCGTCTACCCCAATCGCTTAGGGTAGACTCTTGTCCGCCAGCTGAGGAATTATCTAACGAAAGTAAGATATCCTCAAGACTAGCAACCTTTGTCCTAACCAAGAGTTGGCCAATCGCCTCCAACTGCTTGGAAAATTTATTTTCTGAGTCCGGACAAAGTGACCCAGCCCTCTCTTCTGCAGGAGAGGGTACCTCGGTATTAAAACTAGTACCTTGGTAAGAGTCCAAAATCTATCGAACCGCCTTGGTAGGGCGGCCGGCTGACAAGGCCGTTCCGGTAGACGGACAGTGTCTCTTCCTCTTTGGGGGATAAAAGAAAGATAACTGTCCAGGACAAAATAGATCGTAGTGGCGGATATACCAACCACAGGCTGCACTCAGCAGCCACTGAACCCAATCAAGTTCAGTAAAACGGTGCGATGCACCCTGACTTTCAATCCACCGTGTTTGAGAGTTAGGTTACGCATTCAAGATGCCAATCTACAATCAATGAACGAAAGTTCAGGGTGCAAAGCACCAGGGAGTCCCAGAC